TTTCAATGTTTTTAGCTTCTGTTGTCATTTTGTTTTTCCTCGTTAGTAAAAAAATCTAGTATCTTAGTGAATCGTTTTTTTGTTCCATATATTATTCCTCGCAATGGAATATCTCCTTCAACGCTAGCAAATATTGGTGAATTTAAGTTTGCTCGCAATATTAATGATTTGTTTTGATTGTCAATTAATTTAATCTTGTTACAGGTTTCATTTGCTATTTTCCGTATCATATCTACATTTCCTCTTGTTGCTGCCACACCAATTTTAAGTATATATCGTAGTAATTGTGGCAATGGAAATGTAGGTGAAAGTTTTATATAAAAATATGAGATACTATACTTGTTATCAATAATAATTTCATATCCTGACTTTAAAGGATCATAGTCTTTTGCGTTAACGTCAATTAGTATAGTCATAACTTTTCTAATTCCTTAATAATCTGTTTCTGCACATAATCCCAATCACCGCGAATATGCGTTGTTTTAGGATAATAATTTTTAATATCAGTCATTAACCACCTTGTATTACAGTTCATTGGGGTTATAAGTAAACATTTTTTGTGTAGTCTACCTGCTAAATGAGCTATGGTGTTGCTTATAGTGATCACTGTTTTCATTTTATCTATTAAAGCAGCTAATAGTTCGATATTTTCAAAAAGATCAACTCCTCCTATTCTTGTAGCACAAGGCAAGTCATCATTCTGTAGATTTATAAATAAATAATCAGGAAATAGCTGAATAACAGCATCCAACCAGCTGTTTGATAAATTAGTTTTCTTTTTTGGCAAAGTATGATGAGAGATGCCGATATTTATATTATTTCTATCTATGAACAAGTTATCTTCTATTTTAAAACATTTCAATGGTTGGGTTAAATTAGGAGTAAATTCAGGATTAAGCCTATACGTCAATTCGCTAGACAATATAAAATATTGGCATTTTGGCGCATATTTTTTTAAGTTATCCATTCCGCGCTCAAAAAACACAAATTTATTTGGATTATAAGAACGTTCAAATATTGGTTTTAATCGTGGATCACATTCAACATAAATGATATTAGCTTTCTTTTCTAATAAATGCAGATATGTTGTGTATAACAATTCATCTCCCAATCCTTCCTCGGCGGGAACAAGAATATTGCTTAGTGTTGCTTTATTTTGCCATTCTTTTAGATTGAATATTTTAACTAATAACTGTTTGCGTCCTAATGCATAAGGTCGTAAATAGTAATAATCCCATTTATGCTCACCACCAATTCCTTGCGCGCAAATATGTAGCAATGTTTGCAGTTCGTTTATTTTCTTTGAATGTTCTGCAATTTGCGTGTTAAGCAGTTTAGTTGCTTCTTGATATTTGCATTGTTCTATTAGTTTTATTGGGTTAGTCATAATATCTCATCAAATTCATATAAAAAACAATCAACACAGAAATTTCCAGCCTCACATTCAAACCAAGGTTGCATGCATTCATTATTAGCGCAATGTAATATTTCATTGCAACTATTGCAATAAATAGAAGTCAAAGCTTTTGGATGCCAACTATGTAATCCATCCTTTATTTGAGAATGGAAAAATGGTTCGCGTGTTAAGTTTTTCATACCTTAGCCCAAATCCCCCTTGCTGCATTATTTATTAGATGTTTTCTTTTTAACAAGCTTAAATGGACTGAAATGCAACCATTTGTTAGTTGTAGCTTATATTGTCTATATAAGCCTACTTTAAGCTCCGTAATGCTCAAAGAATCCTTTAATCCAAGTAATTCTAATATTTTAGCTTTGACGCTTCGTGGAAAAAGGTTTTTTTTAATCTCCTCCGGTAAATCACTAGTGTTTTTTAAATCAAATATTTCATTCATTTTATAGCCTCATTTAGGCAACAGAGTTAATAAAATTATAATATAAAATAAAGAAATAATCAAGATATATTTAATTATAACGTTAAAATAATATTAGCATAACCTTAAGTTATTGACTTTATTAGAGTTTTTCTTGGGTTTTGATGGACAAAGTTATTTCCTTATGATAAGGTTTTTTATATTTTTGTTTTTTGAGGATAATATCATGCCTGTTAATAAAGATCATAATGTAGAAGATGATGTAAAAGAAACGATCCCATCTGATTTAGTTTATAAGAAAGTTAGCTTTGAAACTAAAAGCGTAGAGTCATCTAATATATCAATAATAAGCGGTGAACCCGGTAATTTTGGAATAATTAAAGGTTATGCTTTAACTTATGGAAATATTGATCGAGGACAAGATGTTATTATGCCCGGCGCATTTACAGATAGTCTTAAAAGGCATAAAAAAAATAAACGACCAATCAGAATGGGTTATCAGCATAGGGATTTAATTGGTGGTTACCCTATTAAATTAGCTCAAGATGATGATAAAGGCTTGTTTTTGACTGGTGAAATTAATTTGGATGTTCCGGAAGGAGCAGCAGCTTATGCTTTAGCAAAGCAAGGTGTTTTAAGTGATTTATCTATCGGCTTTAGCATTATTGAAGATGAAATTGATGAAAAAAAATGTATTCGAAAAATCAACAAGGGTGAGCTATGGGAAGCATCAATTGTTAGCGAGCCTATGAACCCAAAAGCCACGATTACTGATGTTAAAGACTTCAAGGGTGCAACTTCATTTAAAGATTTACCATTAGCCGATCGTGGAATGGCTTGGAGTAAAAGCGAAGCTTTAAAACGTGTTCGTGATAAAACTGGATCAACAGAAAACCCAAGCACAAGTTATCGTAACGCATTTTTTTGGTTTGATAGTGCTAATGCTGATAATTTTGGTGCTTATAAACTACCTTATGCAGACGTTGTTGATGGACAGTTAAAAGCTGTTCCTAGAGCAATATTTGCAGCAGCAGCAGCAATGAGGGGCGCACGAGGTGGTGTAAATATTCCTGATGCTGATAAAGCAAAAGTAGCTTCTCATATAAACAAATATTATGACAAAATGGGTTTAACTAGCCCTTTAAAATCAAAAAGTGTTGAATATTTAATAGGTTTTGATGATGAAGTAAAAATTATAAATAACTATAGCATCGAAGATGTCGAGCATATAGTTACTCAAAAAAGTTTCGAGGATTTGCTAAAAGAAAGCGGGGTGTTTTCACGACAAGCTGCTGTCTATTTAGCTAAATTCTTTAATCCGCAAAAGCAGGGTGAGCCTGTTAATAGCAATGATCAGAAGCAGAGTGAGTCTGTAGATGATGGTAAAAAAGAGCTAATGACTCAGAAATTAGTTGAGTTATTAGATTTAATTAATAAATTTGCGGAGAATAAAAATGGCAACTGAAAGAGAAATTCAAGAAAAATTTGATGAGGCTGCTAATACGATTAAGCAGCAGCAAAATGAAATGGATCGCCAAAAGAAAATTAATGGCGAACTAGAAGAAAAATTACAAAAGATGCATGAGGACATTGCAGATAATCTGAAAGAAGTTGAAACCATGAAAGCAACTCAAAAAGGTCTTGACGAGCAAAATAAAAGACTTGAAGAATTAATTTGCAATCATGGAGCTAAAAGCGTAAGTGCTTTTGCACAGAGACGACAAAAAGCTTTAGATAACTTCACTATGTATCTAAGGAAAGGAACGGAGCTTACGCCAGAAACTAATGATTTTATGGCTGATGTTATGATGTCTAGAAAATTCTATGGTTTAGACGAAGCTAAAAAAGCAGCTTTAAGAGAAGAATTTGCAAAAGATGTTGATCCTAAAGAAAAAGGTTACTGGTTAGCCTCTGAAATGAAGGATTTACAGGTTCAAGTTGATCCTGATGGTGGTTATTTCGTACATCCTGAAATACTTGCTGAAAGAGTAACAAGAGAATTTGAAACCTCTCCTGTTCGTCAGTTTGCAACTGTTGTCAATACAGCAAATGAATCTGTTGAGCATTATATTACCGATGAAGCTGCTCCTACTGGTGGTTGGGTTGGTGAAAAAGAAGCTAGACCAAAAACCGGAACTCCACAAGTTGGCGTATTGAGGATTCATACTCATGAACAATATGCTATGCCAGCAGCCACTCAAAAAATGCTGGATGATGCTGGTTTTGATATTGCAGGATGGTTGCAAGGCGAAGTAAATGATCGGTTTATACGTGATGAAAATACTGCTTTTGTAGTTGGTAATGGTTCTCAAAAGCCCAAAGGGTTTTTAGATTACGCTGACTGGTCTGCACCGGGTGTTTATACGCGAAATGCTATTGAACAAGTAGAAACCGCAAGTTCTTTAGCAGTTGAAGGAGACGACATTAAAATTCTTAAAAGAAAAGTTTTACAATTCTATCAACCAAACGCTGCTTTTTTTATGAATCGTGAAACATTTGGTCTTGTAGAAAGACTGAAAGATGGCGAAGATCGTTACTTGCTTGATACTAATTCATTAAAAGCTGGTGATACTGAAATATTGCTTGGTAAACGAGTAATAATGATGGATGACATACCTGCTTTTGATGGTACTGGTGGCGTAGCAGGAACAAAAGTCATAGTTTACGGTGATTTAAGAAAATGCTATGAAGTTGTTGATAGAATTGGAATTAGGGTTTTGCGTGATCCTTACACAGACAAACCTTTAATTTTGTTCTACACTACTAAACGGGTTGGTGGTGCTGTAAAGAACTACCAAGGTTTAAAAATATTAACTCTTAAAGCGTAAGCATTAAGTATAATTTGGAGAAATAAAATGTCTGTTAGAGATTTAAAAAATAATGTAGAGCGTGAGTTTGCGCTTTATGAAGTGATAACAAGCGATGGAAGCACAACTGGTCAACCAGTAATTGATACTGCAGATTATGATTCAGGTGTAATGTTTGATTTCTTCGCTACAGTATGGAGCGCAGGTTCTGTATATCCTGAAATTCTACAATCAGAAGATGATGGTGCTACTGATCCTTATACAACTGTTGATCCGGATGTAAATTTGATTGGTACTATTGCAGATGCAACTGTAAGTGCTGCTATTACTCCTAACGACCCGATTCCCACTTTAGGTGTTGTTGGTAATAAGCGATACCTAAAACTCATAGGTAGAGGTCAGGGTGGTGCTAATATGACTTACGTAGCGACTGTGAGCAAAGTTCCTGAAGTTAGACCTGTTAGCTAACATTAAATAATTAATCAGTACCTTATATTTATTTATAAGGTACTGATTTCTTACTTGAGATAAAACTATGAAAATTAAAGCATTAAAAGATTTTAAATATTCATTTAGTCCATCTTTACCTCATGTTTGCGGTAAAAAAGATGAGATTATAGAAATTGATGAGAAAAAAGCTAAAGTTTTGATTAATGTTAAATATGCAACGCTAGCACCAGTTGCGGTTGTTGTTGAACCAGAACAGAAAATGCAACCTGAACCAGAAAATAAAGCTGTAGATTTAACTAAAGTTGAAAATAAAACTTTTACAGATACCGGGAAGAAAAGGGGTCGTAAAAAGAAAGGTGAATAATGCCAAGAGCCTATTCATATATTGTTATCGCTCAACCTGCTAATTTAGCTGTTTCTGTTGCTGATGTGAGGCTTTGGTTGAAATTACCTGATACCCCACCTGCGGATGCAGAATTGGAATCATTAATTAGATCAGCCACAAGAACCGCAGAATTATCTACAAAAAGAACATTTATTAATACTACCTTTAGAACTTATAGAGATTTTTTTGAATGTTGCATTAAATTACGCAGATCAAAATTACAAACTATACAAAAATATCAATATTCTGTTGATGATAGTTTTATAGATGTTCCTACAGATTTGTATTACCAAACAGATGAGAATGATTTTTCTAAAATCATATTAAAAACAGATAAGGACTATCCTGATGATATTGATGAAAAATTACAATCTATTTTGATTGAGTTTGTTGCAGGTTTTGGTGCTGATGATTCATCTATTCCTTATGATCTGCGCCATGCATTATTAATGCACATTGCTGCTATGTGGGAAAACAGGGGAGATTGCGACCAAAACTTGTCTGATGATTTCCTAGAAAAAAGTTTACCAGCAGCAGCGCGCTTAATTTATACTCAAAATAGATTAATGGATTTACATGATGGGTGTATCTGATGGCTACATGCAAAAAAATAAAACGATTGTCAGAGCGAGTATGTATTGGTTCTCTAAATAAACGAATTAGTATATTAGATAGAGATATAGTTCCCCCTATTGGTGATGATGTTGATTTTGATGAAAAATTTGTTATAGCTAAGAATGTTTGGTCTATGATTGAAACAGTAGCTGGAAAGATTTTTTTTGATGGTTCTAATATTGATAAATCAATAACTCATAATTTCTATATTCGTTATATACCAACTATCGAAATAACAGCAGAGCATTGGGTTTTATATAATGATAATCATTTTAGAATTGTAAATGTTGAAAATCTTGATGAAGCTGATCGCTTTTTGTTATTAAGAACAACTGAGCGTGGCACACAGACAAAAAGAGTAAATTTCGCATGAGCATACAGTTGATAGCTGATCCAGCTAATAAAAAAGCGACAGTTAGTATTAAAATGATGACACCTTTCACAAAAACAGGCGTTCGAAAAGGTTTTTATTATTTAGGTAAAGATTTGGTTGCGGAAAGTAAAAAATTGATACGTAAAAAACCTAAAACAGGTAGAACTTATTATATTAGAAAGGTGATAGGTGGGAGCTTGGTAAAACATGTTGCATCAGCACCAGGTGAAGCTCCTGCTAGAATAACAGGTGCATTGCTTAATTCATTAGATTTTGATGTTATTGGTGCTGATAGAATGGAGTTTGGTAGCAAACGCAAGACGCAATTTTTGCAACGTGCGATAGGGGCTGGTTTTACAGTTAGAGGAATAAGACGAACGCAGATTGAGTATCCTAGAAATTTAGAATTAGGTTTTTTACCGGGTGAAGGCTCAGCAGATAGCAAAAAAAGACCCTATTTATTACCATCTATAAAAAACAATCAAAGAAATGCACAACAACATTTTGCAAGAGAAATTAAAAAAGCATTTAAAACAGGAAAAACATAATGCCAAAAGCTTATGATATAATTACACAATTGAGAAGCGTATTACCACGCTATATTAACTATTTTAGCGATGAGTTTAATATTACGTCTTTAACTAGAAGTGGAGACACGGTAACAGCAGTCACAGATGCACCTCACGGGTTGCAAAATGACTATTATGTTCGAATTGTTAATGCGTTAACACCATTTACTTTAACATCATTGCAAATAACAGGACAAATTCGTGAAAATGGTGTTAATAAGAATATTGTGACAGGTGTAACTAATGAACCACATGATTTAACCGAACGCTGGCCGACAGATGAACCTTTAATTGAAATTATAGGTGCAAATGAGACTGATTATAACGGGCAACACATTTTAAAAACAGTACCTAACCGAAAAACATTTACTTATCACATAACCGCAACACCAAGCAGTCCTGCGACTGGAACAATAAAATTATTATCTGATTTATCTATTGGCTATAATGGGTGGCATCAAGTAACTGTAGTAAATCCTACAACATTTACTTATATAATAGACACAACTCCCGAAAGTCCAGCTTTAGGAACACCTGTAGCAC